ATGCCTGACTTCTCGCCGACTGCCACCGCCTCCGAGAAGTTGACGCCGACCGACGAGATGAAAGCATGGCTGGACGGAGCCAAGGAGATCGGCGACAAGATCGGCAAGCGCATTGACGAGCAGGTCGGAAGCATCTCTGGCAAGTCTCTGCCAGACGTCAAGGCCAAGTACGACGAAGCGCAGAACAACCTGAGAGACGCAGTGGAGACCGCTCGGACCGCTTGGTTCGACCGGTTCTTCAGGGACTACAAGAATCTGATCGACCCTGATATGCCCTCGTTGCCATCGGTTATCGCCAAGCACCTCGGCGTTGACCTCAAGCAAGGCGTCGGCAGTTCGTGGGAGAAGTTGACTAGGGCGATGGTCGACAAGATGGGCGACCGTGAGCCTCAACTGCGTGAGGAGATGCAGAAGTACCTCGATGCCGAAGATGCTGCACGAGCGGCTCAAGATGCCAGCAACGCAGCCCTCAAGGAACTCGTCGCCGTCCAAGAGCAGATTCCAGAGATTACGTTCCGAGTGCTCAGCGAGATCAGAGAACTCGGCGGAGTCGACGTCAACTTCGCCGACACGATGAGATCATTCGCAGTTCGCAGAGACGTCGCCAACGACGCTGATATGGCAAAAGAACTCAACGAGATCGCTCAGAAAGTGTTCCCGAAGGATTGGCTCAACGAGGCCAACCGACTCGGCGACGTGACGATTGGTCGATACCAGCGTCGAGGATGGGCCGAGACCATCGGCAAGCGTTCTCAAGACAGGGTCGACACTGTCATCAACGCACGATCCGGCGACAAGGGACTCCTCGCTCACGAGTTCATGCACCGCATGGAGTATGCGATTGACGGAATCTCCCGAGCCGAGTGGACATTCCTGCATCAGAGGATGGAAGGCGTCAAGGGCCGCATCTCGCAGAAACTCAAGACGCTCATCAAGGGGTCGGGCTACGGCAACGAGGAAGTCGCTCTCCGAGATGGGTTCAAGGAGTATTACACCGGCAAGTTCTACGACCCGTTCGGTGGCGGTTGGAACATGCTCTCCGTTGACGAAAGGACGGCATTCGAGGTTATGACGACAGGTATCCAGGACCTTGTGACTGGCGGAGTCGGAAGCGACGATATGGGCGTCTCCAGTGGCTTCGACCCCGAGTTCCGTTCATTCCTCCTCGGAACGCTGGCGACAATATGAGCAAGAACTGGAGCGCAACGGCACCGACCGGTCTCTACATCAAGTGGGAGAACGGCGAGTTCGAGGCCGATCTTGCTACGAGCTCAGCCATCGCACGATCCGTCGCTAATGGCGATCAGGTCAGTCTGACCGCCACCGGGCCGGTCCTCACTGTCACGGAGCAAGACGAGTTGGCTCTGTCGGTCGCAGTCATCAACTTCTGGCAGTTCCTCCTCACTGACGCTCAGTTCGCTCGCATGGCGTGGGAGAACCAGCCGGAACTCACGGCAGAAAACGACGACTCGAAGGTCGTCTACTAGGCGGTTACACAAAACAAACACACGTTCGTTCTACGCTTGCCACGATGACCCGACGACACAGCACCGGAGGCGTGAAGGCTCACGGTGGTCATAAGGCCCCCAAGGTGAAGAAACCGAAGAAGGCGAAGAAGCCCCACGTCGCCAAGGTAAAGCACCACCACGACAAACTGTCCAAGCATTTCAAGGGACACTGATCCAGGAGCCATCAACAGATGACCGACGAGACCGTCTACGCCTACGCAGGCGACATCACCAAGACATACGACGAGGACGGGCAGTTGATCGTCGTCGGCAAGGCCACAGGCCCCGACCTCGACCTTGACGAGCAAGTCTGCGACCCGACGTGGCTGAAGTCTGCGATGCCTGCTTGGATGCAGTTCGGCAACCTGCGTGAGATGCACTCACCTATCGCCGCTGGCATCGGACTCGAACTCAGTAACGAGGGCGACGACTGGCACCTCAAGTCACGAGTCATCGACGAGGGCACCAAGGCGAAGATTGAGGCCGGACTCCTGAAGGGTTACAGCATCGGCATCAAGGGTGCCAAGGTCGTCAAGGACGCCTCCGCTCCGCGCGGACGCATCGTCGGCGGCAACATCGTGGAAGTGTCCTACGTCGACCGTCCGTGCAACCCGACCGCCGTGACCACCATCGCCAAGGGCGTCGGACTCACCGAGACCGTCGAAGCCGCTGACGCCGAGCGCACCTACGACTACGAGAAGGCCGCAGGCGACCCGAGCATTGAGGCCGACTGGAAGCCCGAGGACGGCTACCAGCCGAAGGACGAGTCGGAGTACCCCGGCGACCACCAGTGCGCCACCTGCGACGGACTCGGCAAACTGCCAGAGACCGGCGAGACCTGCCCGAAGTGCGACGGCACCGGACACGCTGGCAAGCCCGAGGAGCCGGGGATCAACCCCGGAACGGTTGTCCAAGACCCGAAGGCCGCAGACGCCGAGACCGAGAAGCGTGACTACTCAGAGGACGAGCGTGCACAGGCCTCCTCGTCTGGCGCTGCGCTTCCCGATGGCTCCTACCCCATCAAGACTGTCGCCGACCTCAAGAACGCCATCCAGTCATTCGGGCGAGCCAAGGACCCGGCCAAGGTCAAGGCGCACATCAAGACTCGTGCCGCTGCGCTGAACCGTGAGGACCTGATCCCTGAGAACTGGAAGGGCGCAGACGCCGACCTTGAGAAGGTTGAGCACAACGCCGCCGACCTCGAAGCCGTTCGTCAGTCACTCATCGCACTTATCAAGGCCGAACTGGACGAGATGGCGATGGGCGAGGAGGACGAAACGATGGACGTTTCTCACCTCCTCGCTGCGCTGCAAATCTTCCTAGATTGGTGGGACGGCGAAGCCGAAGAAGGCGAGACCGACGCTCCGTTCACAATGGACGAGTCAGACGAGAAGGACATCGATATGGACTACATGGCACTCGGCGTCAGCGCCGACATCGTGAAGGCAGCCAAGGCTGGCGGCGACGACGAGCGTGACGCTCTCCGAGCCGAAGTCGTCAAGGCCCTCGGCGTGGACACGATCCTCGCCGACATTGAAATCGCAAAGGCAGCGCAGTCTGAGGAGATCGAGCTCCTCAAGGCTGAACTGGAGCGAGTGAAAGAGATGGCGGCTCCAGGTGGGCCAGCCATCACCCGAACCGCAGGACAGGCGTACAAGAGCGTCGAAGCCGAGCGGCTCCAGTCAGAGGCTTCCCGGTACAGGAAGTTCGCATCAGAGGTCGTTGATCCCGACCTGCGGACGATGTACCTGAGCAAGGCTCTGGAGATGGAAGCCGACGCCAAGAAGCTCGTCAGCGCCTAACCAACCAACCCTACGATCTAAGGAGATCAACATGGCTCTCGCAGCCCCTCGCGTTGACGACCTGTTCGGTGGACTTCCCGCCGACCAGCGTCTTGAGCGCTTCGAAATGTTCAAGTCGGCTCTGTCCGACGCTCAGGCCCGGTCCTACCACGCCGCTACTCGTGGCGAGATTGCATTCGTCAAGGGCGAAGGCATCGTCAAGACCGCAGCCGCCTCCAACCCGACCGCCTCACTTGAGGCCATGCGTTCGGACATCGTCAACAAGTCGATGGCTCCTGACGTTGTCGCCGAGGCTCAGGCCGCAATCGACCGCCTCGTTGACATCAACAAGGACTGGACGAACTCAACGCCGCTGACCGGTGCTATCGCCGGAAACTACGGCCTCGTTCCTTACGACCTCGACCCGGCGCTGGCGCTTCTCGTGCCTCGCTCGTTCATCCTGCGCAACAGCATCTCGCGCATCGGTGGCGTCGGTCAGGCCAAGGAGTTCCGTCGCATCACTGGCGTGTCCAACTCGGGCACCGGTGGCGTCGCCAACCAGAGCACGTTCTTCTCATCAGGAACCGCTTCAACGCAGTTCCCGAGCAGCAGCGGCATCGCCCTCCAGCGTCCCTCGAAGATCAGCTACGCCGCCGACCGCAAGGTTGTGTCGTATGTTGAGTCGGGCGTCAGCGATGAGGTCTACATGCAGGCTCAGTTCCAAGCGCAGGGCTACACCGACCTTCGTCAACTCAGCCACACCTCGCTCCTCTGGGCGACCATGCTCGGCGAAGAGCGCAACCTTCTCACCGGTCGTGGAAACGGCTCGGCTGGGAACGTCGGCTTCGTTGGCGCACTGACCCGTCCAGTTGTCACGGACTACACCTCGGCTGCGGCCACGACCACAGGCGGAACGCTCGTCGGCGGAACGGACACGCTCTACTACAAGATCAGCCTGAACTCCTCGGCTGGCGAGACCCTCGCCACCACCGCTGAGGGAAGCCGTGCGGTCTCTGGGTCGAACAACTCCGTCACCATCACCGCTCCGACCGCACTTCCGGCTTCGGTCCTGTCATGGAACGTCTACTCCGGCACCACGACCGGCGTCTACACCTCCAAGACGGTCGTCATCGGAAACAGCGTCACCATCCTGACCGCTGGCGCAGGTTCGTTCACCGTCCCATCGGCGGCTGCGGACTCCAACCAGTACGGCTACGACGGTCTCATCGCCGTCTACACCGACCCGACTCAGGCTGGATACGTCAAGCGTCTCAACGGCACCCTCTCCACCTCGGAGCCGGGCGCAGAATTTCAGGACGCCTTCGCATCACTGTTCGGTTCGGTACTCGGCGACGCCGACTCCATCCTCACCGGTGGAGCGGTTCGTCGTGCGCTCGCTCGTGCGATCCAGCAGAGCGGTGGAACTGCCACCGGCTACCGGATCAACTACGACGGCGGCGACGGCGTCAACATCGGCTCGGTTGTCACCGGTCTCGTGAACGAGACCACCGGCAAGCTCGTCGACGTTGTGGCTCACCCATACATGCCAGCAGGGACCGCCCTGATCTGGCAGAAGAACCTGCCCTTCCCGGACTCGGGTGTGGCAGAGACGACTCAGGTCGCCTCGGTTCAGGACATGATGGTCATTGAGTGGCCCGTCGTGCAGATGTCATACGACGCCTCGTCGTACATGATCAACACGATGATCCACCGTGCGCCAGCATGGTCGGGTGCCATCACCGGTATCACCGGCTGATCCAGCACACTCATCGGCTAGAGAGGGGAGCGGTCCACACAGGGCCGCTCCCCTCAAGGCCAACCAAGGAGGATTGCATGACTCGCATGATCGGACCCGATAAAGGCGCAGTGAGCGTCGAGATCGGTGGCAAGGAACACAAGCGTCACAAAGACGGCACGTTCCACGTCGACCCATCAGCAGCCAAGGCACTCCGCAAGACTGGCGACTTCGCAGTCGTCGGAACGGTATTCCGCACGTCGGGCTTCACTTGCTCAGCGTGCGGATTCCAAGCCGTGTTCAGCGACTCCTGCGGTCGTTGTGGCGGCTCAGAGATGATCGCCAACGCATGAGCCACATCGTCATCGCCAAGGCCGAGCACGAGGCTCTCAACCGTCTCAAGCAGGCGGCGACGGACTGGCACGCAGCCAAGACAAGCGGCACGACCTCGGACACGAAGCAGTTGACCGAAGCAGTGCTGATCGGAGCAATCGAGGAACTGAACCATGAGCGTCGTTAGTCCGCAGAACCTCACCTACAACAACCGCTCGGCGTACATCACCGCAGCCGAGTTCAAGCGTTCGCCTATCGCAGCTGCAATCGACACGACGAACCTCATCCCCGGAGGCGACCTGTCGGTGCAGGATCACGCACTGTCGAACCTCATCAACCAGGCATCAGCCTTCGCCGACAACTACTGCCTCGGCGCAGTCGGCACCCTCGGAGCCACCGTCAACACCGAGACCGGTCGCTACCGCTGCAACCGCCAAGGGTGGTACATCATCCACCCTGCCTTCTGGCCGATCCTCGAGGTCCAGTCCTTCCAAGTCGGCGGCATTCCCTCGAACCTCACGCCGGTCAACCTCTCCACCGCTAACTGTTGGATCGAGCAGCGCCAGTTCATCGTGACGCAGTCCGGTTCCTACGCAACCTCATCGGGGCCGCTCGGCCTCGGACTGTTCCCAAGCGTCTCAGGCCCTCCGGCGTTCGTCCAATACACCTACGTCAACGGCTTCTTCAATCAGACCCTCTCCGCTCAGGCTGCGGCCAACACCTCGTCGCTCACCTTCACGAACGTCACCGGCCTCTACGCAGGCCAGCCGGTTACGATCTACGACGCTCCAGTTGAGGAGACTGTCACCGTCGCCTCAACGTGGGATGGCAAGAGCCTCACGGTTCCGCTCACCGCTCCGCTGATCTACTCACACGGGGCTGGCACGAACGTCTCTGCGTTCCCTCCAACGGTGAAGCAGGCAGTCATCCACCTCGTCGTCTCCATGATCAAGCAGCGAGGCCAGGGCGGATTCGTTCTCAACGAGATCGGCGAGCCGATGGCGGTCAGTTCCAAGACCGAAACCAGCGCCGAGGACTTCCACGACGCCCTCATCCTGCTCGATTCGTTCCGTCAAATCTTCGGGCGCATATGATCCACCTCGTCGTCATCGGAATCATCGTCGGCGTCGGCGTCGGCTTCGCACTGGAGCGCAGAGCATGATCGTCGCAGCCGTCGTCGGTCTCTGCGTGTTCATCGCTATCGGTCTCGTACTGGACCGTCAATCGTGAGCGTCCGTACAAACGTCCGCTCAGCGATTCAGGCGTATCTGGACCCATCGAAGTCCAACATCGCCAACCTTGGAGCGGTCTACGCCTACCCTGCCAAGTTCACACCGGAGGGCGACTTCTTCCAGAACGAGGACCCCGGCCATTCGACCGGCGCAGTCATCTTTATCTACCTCGGACGCCAGTCGGAGAAGCGCATCGCACTCGGCGGCGC